TGGGCGTGGCACGGCACAAATCCCGGCTGCTGGCAGGACAAGGGCTTCCGCGATTGGTTCAAGAAAAAGAACCCCGAGACGGTCGTCAAATACACACCCCGCAACACCACCATCCTCGTCTCTTGAAATGCCAATACCGCAATCAGTCTACGGCTATGCGGTGCGCAATCCCTACAAGAGCGAAGACACTTGGTTTGCCATGAACACCAACGTCACCGGCATGGCAGCAGAGGACGGCCGCATTGTTCTTAACCCCTACAGCGGCCTCTCAGACGAAAACAAAGCCGCTGTCGCCAAAAACGAAGCCATTCGACTGTTCATGCGGGAAAACAAGGTCGATCCGCAGTTCAAGGTGACGCCACAGCAGGCAAAAGCATTTCAAGGCACTGCCTACGCTACCAACGAGCCCGCCATGCGCCAGACACTTGTTTCCCGCATCCTCACTGGTGATCCGTCTGCCGGCAGCGTTACCGAAGAGCAGCGCAAGGCGGCCGATCAGATTAAAAAGCAGCTCTATAGTTCGCGCAAAAACATGGTTGAGGGCGGAAATATAGACATAAACAAACGACCTGTCGTTAGTAATGCTGACGGCAGCATTTCCACATTGAGGAGCATAAGCATCGGAACGGAGCGCGGCGAAGTCTTGATTCCAACAATTTCTGATGGCGGCGAACAGCTGAGTAATAAAAGGGCGATTGATCAGTTCCGCAAAACCGGCCGCCATTTAGGCGTTTTCTCTACACCAGAGGCAGCAAGTCAGCACGCGCGGTCAATTAGCGAGCGGCAGGCACAATTCTATAATTCCCGCAAATGACCAAAATCGACCGCGACAAGATCGTAGAAATCCTCGGTGAGGTTGAGCAGGCTGATAGCGACGCCAGCACCTACATCCAAAGGAAGTTGCGAAACTGGAACACCCGCTACTGCATTTGGCCCGGGCAAAACGAAGACGGCCGCAAGCGCAAGGGCAGCCTCGGCGCCCAGCCATTTCCTTGGGACGGCAGCTCGGACTGTAAAATTTTCCTCAGCGACAATATCTGCCGGGACCATGTTGCGATGTTGACCTCCGCGTTCTTCAAGGCGCGCGTGCAGGTCCAGCCGGTGGAGTCCATGGACATCGACAAACGCACCGCCGCCGAAGCTGTGCTCAAGTGGCTCCTCTTCCAGCACTGTCTGTCTGACCTCCAGCGCGAAGTCCGCTTGGCTGCCGAATTTAGAGAAACCTACGGCTTGGCCGTCATGGCCATCGATTGGCAGACGACCACGCGCACTGAAGTCAAGACGTTCACCATTGATGACGCCATGGGCATGCTCGAGGCCGCCGCGCAGCAAGACCCCGAGCAGGCCGCCAACCTCCAGGCGCTCATTGAGGTTGTCCTAGACCCTGAGCAGGAAGAACTCGCCGCCCAGCTCCTCGGTGAGATCGTGCCGGAACTGGGCAAGCCGGCCAAGGTGCGCGAACTGCGCGAGAAGGGCATCGTCGAATGGGACAGCCCTTACATCTTTGAGAACAAGCCAGTCTGGACCGCCTTGGAAGCCTTCGAGGACATCATCTTCCCGATCCAGTCCTTCAGCCTGCAGCGCGCCGCCTTCGTGGCCCGCCGAGAGCTGCTTACCGAGGTCGAACTCCGCGAGCGCGGCATGATTGAGGGCTGGGACGAGGACTGGGTGGAGCGCACCAGCAAGCACAAGGGTGAGATGCGGCGCATCACGGCCAACCTCCACCGCACCGACCAGTATCTCTACGAGCAGCTGCGCGACATGATCGAAATCTGGCACGTCTACCGCAAGGAGATTGACGAGAAGACCGGCGCCGTCCGAGTGACCCGAAGTATCATGTCGTTTCACGTCCCAGACAAGGTCGCCGTGCATGAGATCATGCCGTATGCGCACGGCCTTTACCCCTTTGTTGAATTAGCCCGCGAGCGTACTACCCGCCCGCTCCTTGAGTCCCGCGGCATCCCAGAGATCTGCATGACCGCGCAGAACGAGATCAAGGTGCAGCGCGACTTCCGCGTGGACGCCGCCAGTCTTAGCGTGTTGCCTCCCGTGCGCGTGCCGGCCAACCGCGGCAAATTCGACCTAGTCCTCGGCCCCGGCGTGCAGATCCCTGAGCGCCGCCAAGGCGAGGTCAGCTTCATGGAACCGCCCCGGGTCAGCCAGGGCTCCATTGAGGTCGAGGCCGCCACCCGCTTGGACGTGGACAACTACTTTGGGCGCATGTCCCAAGGCGTGCCGCCCCAACTCGCCATGCTGCACACCCAAGAGCTGATTGACACCTGGCTCTTGGACATGAAGCTCTGCGTTGTCCAGACGATGGCCCTCGCCCAGCAGTATATGTCGCCCGAGGAGGTCGCCCGGGTGACCGGCAACCAGCTGCCCTTTAACGCCAGCCCGCAGGACATCCGCGGCCGCTTTGATATCACGGCAGAATTCGATGCCCGCATGCTCGACGCCGAGGCACTTGGCGCAAAGCTGGATTACTTGGCCAAGATCCTCGTCCCCATGGACAGCTTTGGCGTCATCGACCGCGTTGGCCTCATAAAATACATGTTCCAAGCCATCGACCCGAACATGGCGAGCATGCTGGTCCAAGACATCGGCGCCGCCACCGCAGCCGAGCAGGAAGACGAGCAAAGCGCATTCGCCAAGATCGCCGCCGGCACTGAGCCCCCGATCAAAGAAGGAGGACAGAACGCACAGGTCCGCTTGCAGACCTTGCAGACGATCATCCAGAGCAACCCAGCGGTGCAGCAGCGTTACCAGCAGGACGAAATCTTCCGCAAAATGATCGACGCCCGCGCCCAAGGTTTTCAATTCCAGCTCCAGCAGCAGCAAAACGCCGTCATTGGCCGCACCGGCGCCCAGCCCGCGCTGCAAAAGATGGCGCAAGAGCAACAACTTGGAGGCCCGCAGGCAGCGGCGGCGTAATCTATGGCATTCTCCCCTAACGTAGCCGTCCGCAACGTCGCCGGGTTAAACATCCCGCAGCATGATTACATTGCGTTCACCTACCACGGCTCAACGAACAATGCCGCGACTGTGACCTACCGCGAGGGCGGAAGCACCGGAACCATAGTTGCCACCGTGACCTTCACCTACACCACGCAGCCCCCAACCGTGGACAACACGCCGCTGGCCACCGTAACCCGCAGCTAATGACCTACAACGCACTCACCGGAGGCTTTGCTCCTAGCGCACCCTCGGCCGCCGCGCCGCTGGCCCGCGAGGTTGGCACCTATGCTGACCTTCCGCTCGACGGCTCGGCGCCGTTGGGCTCGGCCTGGCGTGTCTTGGCTGGCTCCGGCATCCCGCTTTACAGCCGCCACGCAGCCGGCGTCTACGTCCGCTCGGCCGCTGGCAATGTCAGCCGCGACAGCGACTACACCTTCGCCGGCAAGGCCGCGCAGATCATCGTGATTAAGGAGGCGGCATGAGGACCGTCGAAGTCTCCGACGTCATCGCCAACGCCGCCAGCCGCGCTGGGTTGGATGGGAGCAGTGTTGAGAATTTGCCTACGACCACCAAGACCATCATGGTGGACAACCTCGCCAGCCACCTCCGCGATGCCTGGGAGTTTTTTGACTGGCCCGATTTGTGCCGCACTGAAGAACGCACGGTGCAGACCGGCGTGGACGAGGACATCTATCTTGATCTTGAGCAAGCCGGCAGCCCGACACCTACGGTGATCGGCGACGTGTTTTCGGTCTACCAAGACAATCCGCACACACACGCAGCGCCAAGAGAAATCAACTTCAGCTTAGACTTGGACAAGATCCGCCTGCCAAACGACTGCCCTGACACCATCTACGTCCGCTTCCGCCTGCCCCCTACGGTCATATCGACAGTTCTCGCCACGGCCCTCGCTCAGACAGTGCCGCAGATCCTTGCTGACTACCTCAAGTTCTCGCTCACCGGCGACCTCCTGACCGAAGACGGCCAGCTAGACAAAGCACAGGTGATGTATGGCCGCGCCGAGCTAAGTCTCGTCAAGGAGACCGAGAAATTCACCTACCAGCAAAAGCAGGTCCGCAGGTGGACCGCGCAGACTTCACCTTACTAACCCTCAACTACAGACATTATGGGATTCCCTAACGTAAAAACCAAACCATCAACCGGCCAAGTCTTAAACTACAGCACCGCAACTATTTCAACCGCGGCCACCGGCTTGCAGTCCGTCATGCCCGCCAACGCAAGCAGGACATACCTAGTGTTCCAAAACATTTCGGACACCCTTATGCGCATCGATTTTGGCGGCCAAGTCTCGGAAGAAAGCGGCATCCAAGTTCAGCCCAGCGGGTCCGTAACCTTCAATGCTGCGTGGGTTCCTTCGCAAGAGGTTTTCGTTCGCTGCAGCTCAACGACCAAAAAGTTTGTAGCCAAAGAGGGAATCTAAATGAAGCGCCTGCTCTTTATCCTCCTGCTGGCCGGCGTCACCGCGCACGGCCAGATCAACAATCCGGTCACGGCTGGCTCCATCGGGCTTGGACCGACCAACGGTGTGACCTTCGGAAGTATAACCATTACAAATGACGGGACTCTTACGCTTGATGGTGGTGAGGGTCACGCCAGTGTTTTTATTCGCAACGATGCCGGGGATCTTGGGCTTTATGGCGATGTTAATATTATCGCACATAAGGCAATTATTTTCACGAATAGTAGTGACGCCTCGACCACCCGCGAAAACCTCGGCCTCGGCGCGACAAACAGCGTCACTTTTAGCAACGTCACCGCAAACGGCAACGCCACCCTCAACGGCTCGGACAACCTCATGCCGAACGCGACCAATGCCGCGAGCGCGTCAAGTTTGATGACGCGGGGATTGTCGGATAATCGCTACTTGGGAGAATTTTGGCACGCATGGCGCATGAGTGCCTACAACACGACTAATATTCCAGTTGCCGTATTCAAAACAGCTCCATGTGTTTTATTTACCAACGGACAAGTCCAATTTTTTAGTGAAGCATTTCTTGACCCATCAAAATACGCAGGAAAAACCGTCAGAGTGTTAGCCTACTGCCGCGTTGATTCGACCAACGGAGGGAACGTGCAGGGGGTTGGACGGATTACATATCTTACCAACACCGCAGGCGGCAGTGACCCAAATTTCCCGATTACAAGCGGAGGTCAAGCGCATGGAGTGATTGGCGTCTTCACCAACGTCAGCACTGACGTTTTCCCCGTCGCCACTTCAACCAACCAGTATTTAATTTTCACCAGCAACGTCGGCACGATACCGAACAACGCCACAATGATCATTGCCTCGTTTGGGTTTAATCGGGCGACAAACATCAGCACCTTTACCAACAACCTTTATATGCAAGCCGTCCAAGTCGTTGTCGAATGATTATGAAACTTCTCCTCTCCAACAACCAGCTAACCCGCTACTCGCAGTCGGGAGCCTACGCCACCACCACCGCCATTCCTTTGGACGGAGATCTTGCCACAACCGCGCAAACCCTTCTGGCATGGCTCCAGTCGCAACTCGTCGAAGGCGAAAGTGTCGGCCAAGTGTTCCTTGAGCCAGACGGCACACACTCTGACCACGAGACACAAGTGGACGCCGAAGGAGTAGAGTCACAGGTCGCCACCGCAACCCGCGCAAAGCTGTCCGCAGCCGTAACCGCCCACGCTGCCGCCGGATCACGCAGCGTAGTTTACTCAAGCGAAGCCCTGCCCGTTGAACTGCGGGATGGCCTGCTCGCCGCATGGGCGCAATTAGACGCAATGCCGTGAGCGTGCTAGAGCAACATCTGACCAC